GCTTCTTGTCCAATCGCTCTTGGATATATTGCAGGCGGTCTTTAGGCTCTTCTTTCTCTTCCTTTGGCGCGACGCTTTCCAGTTCGCCTGAATCATCACCAACATCATCAACTTCAACCACGGGCGCAATCGGCACATCCTGCTCTTTCTCAATCGCTTCAATTGGCTGGTCGAGGTTGTGTTCTTTCTTTAGTTCTTCGATTCTTTCTTTCAGTGACATAATACGCTCCTACACGCTGGTTAAAAAATCTTCTTTCTACGCTGTTATACTTGCTAAGAATCCAGATACCGTGGCTTCCGGTGTTAATATGCTCATAATAGGCCTCCTGCCTTCATAACTAGTTCATTGCGCTTTAATTGTGTCTCGCCGCTCTTGACTTCAAGCTCTGCCATCTTAGCGCCAACATCCATTTGCTTCATAGCAACCTGCTGCCCTGTTTCCTGCTGAATCTCCATAGCTTGCGCCTTGCTTTTTTCAGCGTCTGCCATCTTCTTGGCTGTATCAGCTTGCTTGTTTTCCATTTCCATTTGCGCCATTTGCTGCTTAATCTGCTGCTGCTGCTGTTGCTGCTGCATAGCTTCTGGCGTTGGTTCGGGCTGAATGATCTTCATCATCTTCTGAATGTCCTGTTGACTCACCCCGTATGCGTCCATCTGTTCAGCCGCTACGCCATATATAGCAACGTTGCCTGTCATGGTGGCAATCTTATCAGCAAAGGCCATCATAGCTTTAGCCCGCGCCTCCTGCATTGCGGGGCCAGCAGGTGCTTCGCCAATCTCAACCATATAATCCAAGTCAACCACATCATCGGTCAAGTCAACCATAGCACTACGGCCATCTTTACCGACAAGGCTAACCGCAAAGTTATCATTAACCTTCACAAGATAGCGAATGTAGGAAAGGAACAAGCGCGCCATATCAGTTTGATACATGGATATGCTATCAATATAAGCAGCCAATACAGACTGCACCTGCTTAATGCGTTGCTGTTCTAATACACCGGACACCTGCGGATCGTTCGCCTGTCCTAGAAATTGCGGGTTTAAACCAACCTGCCTTGTCGGTAAGTCAAAGAACGTGGCCAGTAGATTCTCGTAGCCCGTGGCTGTCGCAGGTTCTTGCTTTGGCTGTATCTTACCACCAGCCAGCGCACCATCTGCAACCTCAATAGCCGCATCCGTCTGTGCCCAAAGCTCCTCGAACTCAACAGGATCAGTCACCGCACTTTCTTCATACATCACGCCGCCCTTAGCCCGTGAGGCCAAGATGTAAAGCATTTCTGTCATGGTTTTGTTTAGGTATAATGAAGGCTCGCGCATCTGGCGTACCATGCCATACCATGTGCCAGAGTCATGGTCATAATAACCTGTCTTAACCTTAATCGTAAAGCCCTGCTGGTCAATACTCTTGAAGAACTTAAACGTTCTGCTGCTACCAGAAAACGCCGTATAGTAACAATAGCGCTCGCGTGTGTCATATTCCAGCTCACCAAACTCAGCCAACAGCGTTTCAAGCGCGCCGCCCCATTTCTCAGGAACTACCAGCGTTTGATTGGTTGGATCGAAGTCAGCACGGAAGCCATCTTCATAGCTATCATCTTCATCGATGATCTCTTGAATCGTGGCCTTAAAGTTATTTAGCTCCTGCATGATGTATTCAACAAATAGCGGATTGTCACTGCTAGCATAGGCAGGGTTGCGGTATATTCTTACCGTTTCAATCTCGCGCCATTCCAGCTTTTCAACACCAACTTGCTTGTTTGCATTGAACTTATCCCATGTCTGCTTGCCATAATCAGGCTGGCTTCTATCCTTGATACGATTGCCAGAGCCGCCCATCTCACCATCAACAGGCAGGAAGTCAGCCTCGTCTGCATTGGGGAACTTCTTAACAGCAACGCCAAGGCTCATAGGCTCAATGTATCGTACGAACTCAGCATCCATCAGATTGGGCTGGGTTGCGCCGGGGTCAATGTAGATCTGCGTGGGCTGAATAACCTTACCGCGTACGCTTCCATGTGCATTATGCAGGAACGTCACGCCCGTATCTATCGCGCCCAGCCCTGTAATAAGCATCAGCGCATCTTGCTGGCTTTCCAAGTAACAAAGGTTGGCATCATCGCTCAGTACATCCTTGGCCTTATTCATGGCCGCAGATAATGCCTCACGCATTTCTTCTTCACCCTCGCGCGGAATGTATATGGTCTCTCTGCGTAGCTGGCGGAATAAGCCACTAACAGCATCTATGACAGGCTTAATGTGGTTGAAGTTTACAATGGCGCGCTGGTCTTCAGAATACACACCCAGCGTTAATGCCTCTTCTTTACCGTTATAGAACTTTAGATCAAGCTCGGCTTCTTCATGTTGCTCACTGGCAACGTCATCTGCCACAGCACGAAAATGCTCAATCTTTTCAAAAACGGTTTCTTTATTCATTCTACCACTCCATGAAGTGCTTTTGTTTACGCGCCCGCCTTGGCCGCTGTGCCCTCACATCCCGCCTTACTACAGGTAAAGCAAAGGTTAATGCAATGGCATCACCAATATCTGGTGACTTTATGCCCCTTTTCTTCATATCATCTTTTGACTCTAATTGTAAGCGCGTCATGCTATCGTACTTGTAGGATACCCCGATCAAGTCAGCCTGTAGTTCATCAGAATCAGGGATTGACCCCTCCGCCAGCCATTCTTTCATGTTGCCCCACATCTCAGCCCGCTTGTTCTTGTACCTATCGCCATCTGTTGGCCTGCTGCCAGCATTCACATCCACCACCACGCGCTTATGCCCCAACTCAGCCAGCCTATCATACACACCAGCGCCCAGCCCGCCTACATCCACAAACACCTTATCGGGGCTTTCATCGCGTATAATCATGGCAACCTTACCCGCAAGCTCCATAGTATCAATATGCTTGAAGGTCTTGATCTTTGTGATAATCCTGCCCCTGCGCCATACGATAGCCGTTCTATCATCACCAAACCTTGCTGGATCTACACCCACCACCAGCGGTGCATAGTTATCAATCTGCAAATCCCTATGCCTAGCATCGAACACCAACTCAGGGCTAATGAATGAATCCTCACCCGATACTTGGAACGCCTCAATGGCTGTAAATGGGTATTCCTGCTTGAACAGCCACTCACTGCCAAGCTCCAGAACCTTCAGCCTGCGCCAGTATATCTGTTCATTGTCCAGTTCATAAGCCCGCGCAAGGGCTAACTCTTCAGCTGTATGCTTGAAATCCTTAGGCAATGGCTTGCGGTATTCATCCTGCCAATGCCACGGAACAAAGATCAACTGATAATCGCTGTCGCCACGCATGGCCTCCATAGCCCTAGTATAAAACAGATTGCCCACGCCATTGGCCGTGCTTTCTAGTATGACTTCCGTTCCAACCTCATCAGGTACTGCCTGCAAGATGCCAGAAACGATCTGCTGTTCATTTTCCCAGAACGCCACCTCTGAACCATGGAATAGCTGAATCGTACTACCACGCCCTGTCTTACTATTACCCGCCGTGCCCACCTTATAGCCGCTGCTTATCTTATCAAACACCAGTTCTTTGCTGCTATCGCTGCTGGTGGTGGGCTTGAATACAGGGTGCATATCCTCATGGTAGCGCCGCGTCATGTTGAATAGATTGCTGGTGGCCTCACTTTCATGCGTTAGAATAAACGCTTGGTAACCCCTGTTGCACGTTACAAGGTTATAAAACCTCCCGCCCACGTAGGTACTGCAACCCTGCTGCCTACCCTTTACGATGATAGCACGCACGCGGCCTGTCCTTGCTTTTTGTTCTTCTAGCTTTGCATGTATGTATTGCTGCGCCTTGTTTAGCTCCAGCCTTGTGATCTCACCACGCTTGGTTCTTATGTTCAAGCATCGCTTGGCATATTCGGGAAAGTCAGCCACCAATTCAAGCAGCGTATCGTTCTCGCTACTTTTCGTCACCATCTTTGGCCTTTGCATCTTTATAATCTAAAAGCCCTTCCATGCTTATGGCGCCCTCATGCTTCGTGGTTATCTTATCCTCATAGCCGGGCATATTGTTCTTGGCATAGAATATCTGGCCACTCTTGCCTTCTTCTACTAGCTTTTCTTCTATAACTTGGTACACTTTCTGCTTTGCTTTTTTTATTGTGTCAAAAAATAGATCGTCTTTTTCGTAGTTTAGCACTGATTGCCGTGTCATATCTAGGGCATTTGCCAACCCCATGACTGTAACGGATACTTCCCTTGCTTTGCAATCCACATAGTAGGCATCTATAGCCTCCTGCATTTGTTCTGCACTTGTGTATTTAGGCGGCCTACCTGCCATCTCTATCCCCCTTGGGTTTTGGCGGCGCTTTTCCAAAGAAAATATCAACCTTCTCTTGAATCATGCGCCGCTTTCTACGCTCTCGCGTGCTTTCTCTTGGCTTAACTTTGCAGTGCCACCCCATAACTAGCCTATTCTCAGGCCACCGTCACCAGTAACACCCACGCTTTCCTCGCGGTAATCAGCACCCAGCACATCTAATGCAGATGGGGCTTCACGCTTAAAGCGTTTCTTGAACTCAATGGCCTCTTCAGCACTATCAGGGGCAAATCCCATTTGAATCTTGAACGTGTTGTTAATCGCCATCTTGATCAGATTAAGCGGCTGCCGTTTCGTGGTGAACATATCGCAGTTTGTGTTCTTATTGAAATAATGAACCCCGTTCTCGTCAAGCTTGAACTTATACCCTACGGTTTTTGATACATAATTGAGATAATCAATCAGATCCTGTTCTCGGTATGAGCCGGGACGTTGCCCACCATAGCTAATAATACCACTATCCGCCAAGATAACCTTGGTTTCTGCTTGGCTGACCTGATCTTCAGTAATGATAGAAGAAACTGGCTCTTCGGCGGGCTGCGCGCTCATAGCCTCGGAGCGTTTCTTGTCTGCTTCCATTTGTGCCGGCGTTCTGCGCTTGCGTTTCTTTGTAGCTTTTGGCGCTGCTTTCACAGCAACAACGGGATCAGCCACTTGGCCAACCCCGTTTTCAATACTACGTTCTTCAAAATCTGACATTTTGTAACCTACCTTTTAACGTAACATTATTTAGTTTTGGCTTTTCCGCCATTAGGTTTAGGCGCAGTGTTGCGTGCGTCTTTCTTGAAGCCGTCTTTTGGTGCTTTTAACTGTTTCATTGTGATAATCTCCTAGGTTTGTTACCATTACCAAATTACCACACACTTAAAGTAATATCAACTACCCACCCATTAGTCCATTAGCTTTACCCACGCATCGGCTGGGTATTCAGCCAGCACCTTTGGCTTTGCGCTATACCTTCCGTAGTCAAACTTATGCTCTGTTGGTTCATCCATCAGCATCACCCACTTGATCTTATTCTTTTCATTATCGACATAGCTATATTCACACAGATACTTCATAATCACGCCCCACTAATTTAATTTCCCAGTGTTCACCATCGCCATCGGCTGGATGAATCAACACCACACCCCCAGCGGAATTAGAGAGGAAATCTAGCGGAATTTCTTTCTGCCCAGCGGAATCGTGCCACCCCTCTGCATCCTTCATGCTTCTAAACTTCCAATAGCTGCCATCCGTTGCCACCACCTTATCTTTCAATTCCATAACCAACGCCCTTTTTCCCGGATGGCTTAAGGCCTGTGCTGTTTGCCCTATCGATAAACACCTTCTTATTACCTTTCATGGCACTCTGCTCTAGCAGCATACCCATCTCTATACGGTCTTGCACCTCCGGCCCATCGATTCTATCAACTCTTGGCTTAATCACATGTTTAGCATTCACTTCCTACCCTCCTCGGCATCCTTAATTTGTTTCGTAGTCATTCTTATCGGCATGGTGTGTCGCCTACGCTTACGCGCATACCATTTCTGCTTTATCAAAGCCTTTTCCACTAGCGTTCTAGTCATATCTAAAACCCCGCTGCTTTTAAGCCCAA